GCGACCCGTGGGCGCAGGCGCCGGCCACGACGCCCGGCACCGCGTTCGGCGTTTCCAACGATTTCCCGTCAAACGATTCCGACCCCGAATTCTAAGGAGATTCAATGTCACGAAAGAAAAAGACCGACGGCGTGCAGGACGCACTCATCCCCGACGAAATAACACCGCTCATGCTGCTCGCCCTGACCGCCAAGGCATCACGCATGAAGGACGCCGCGGCCGCGTTCCGCATCGCGGCCAGCAAGATGCTCGACCTGGCCACCAAGGACGAATACATCGAAAAATACAAGAACATCGACCCCATCACCGACGCCCTGTACGACGCCTGCGATCTCTCGCAGCACATCTTCGACGCCGCCAACGCGGTCAACGACCTCATCAACTATCCGGTCGAGGCCCGCGAGCGCGTGGTGAAGGCGGATATCGAGCGCAGTTTGTTGGATCCGTGGCGTGATCTGCCCACGTCTGGTGTGGATCCGGATACCGGTGAAATCAAGGAGGACTGAATCATGAGCAAACGCAAGCACGGACGCCAGCAACTGGAGCATGAGCGCCAACGCCGGCGCAGGAAGCGCATGCCGCACCTGCCCGTACACCAGAATCTATCGATCAAGGAGCAGTGACCCGATTCAGTGGCTATCAACATCATCGATATCAACGTAAAGAACCTCATCCCGAACCCGAACAACCCCCGCAAAGACGTGGGCGACGTCACCGAGTTGGCCGACAGCATCAAGGAACAGGGGTTGCAGCAGGCGCTCGTGGTCACCCCCGACCACGAGGAACACGGCGAGCGCCTGTTTCGTGTGGTGATTGGTCATCGTCGTTTGGCGGCATGCAAGTTGGCCGGTTTGGAGTCCGTGCCGTGCATTGTGCGCGAGATGGACGCTCGCACGGAGCGCGAGTTGATGCTGGTGGAGAATTGCCAGCGTTCCGATTTGACGCCGTTGGAGGAGGCCGACGGGTATCAGGGTTTGCTTGACCTGGGTGCCGGTGTGGGTGAGCTGGCCTCGAAGACGGGCCGTTCTGAGTCGTTCGTGCGTGGCCGGTTGAAGATCGCGCGCATCCCCGCCGAGGTGCGTGCCAAGTCGGAGGCGTTCGCCCAGTTGTCGCTTTCCCAGTTGGATGATCTTGCGGAGTTCGAGGCTTATCCCGACATGATGGCTGAGTTGGCTTCGGTGGCGGGCACCAAGAACTGGGATTGGAAGCGTGGCCAGCTGCGGTCGCGGGTTCGCGTCGAGGCGTGGCAGCAGAGCATGAGAACAGCGCTTGAAGCTCTGGGCCTGACTGTGGATGTCTCGGCTTCGACGTGGACGACGCCGGAGGGCTACTGGTTCTACGACGTGTGGAGCGGCGAGCCCGACGAGTTCGAGAAATGGTATGGGCAGTGGCGCGAGAAGAACCCGTACGGCGGGCCGGTGATCCGATTCTCCGAGCGCACCGTATTGTGCTTCCCGCAATTGTCGCCTGAGGAGATCGCCGAACGTGACGCCAAGAGCGAGCGGAGGGAACGGGAGCAGGCGGCATTCCAGGAGGCGCTGGCCGCCCGCAAGGAATTCAACAGGCTGGCGTACACGCTGCGCACGGACTGGATCAGGAAGCACGCCACCGGGTTCAACGGCGGCCAGTTGCGCAAGGTCACCACTATGCTCGGCCTGCTCGCGCTGACCGGCACCGAACTCTGCCACGGACTGATCAGCGGGGTCGCGTGGAACAACATCGACAACGTGCTCGACGTATACAATCTGCTCGCCGCCACGCCGCTGCCATACGACGACACGAGCGGCAGGGAAATGTGGCGCGAACAGAACCTCACGGAACTGCATCGCCGCCAGCACGTCGAGGGAGCCGCGAACAGGGAGCTCCTGCTCATCCTGTGCGCCCAGATCGAAGCACTCATCAAACCCGGCACCTGGGCGGACAAGGACGACATCACCCTCGCCCAAACCTACTACCACACGCTCGCAGACCTCGGATACCCCACAAGCGACGAGGAAAACAAGGCACTCAACGGAGAATATCTGCCCGTTGAAGACGAAGAGGCGGAGTGAACCATGACATGGACCCAGATAGACGACGGGCTCAACTTCAGCCCGCAGACCATGCCCGGCACGGTATCAAACGCCGCACTGGGCCTATGGGTCCGCCTGTGCGTGCACACCGCATACCAACTCCGATTCCCCGCATTCGACGGCGCATTCGACCTCACGGTCGTGCGCTCGCTGAAAGGCAACGCACGGCAGGTGGCGGAACTGGAGTCTGCGGGAATGCTCGAACCGGCGCTCATCGCAGGCCGGTGGATGGTGGTCGAGGCCGACACCCTGATGAAATTCGGCGGCACATCCGGCAGCGAGCTCAGGGAGAAAAGGGCCAAGGCCGGACATGCGGGCGGCATCGCTTCGGGCGAGGCGCGGCGAAGCAAACGTCCGAAGCAAAACGAAGCAAGTGCTTCAAGCAAAACCGAAGCAAACCATGAAGCAAACGGTGAAGCAAAACCGAAGCAAACGTCCGAAGCAAAACGAAGCACTTGCTTCAAAGCAAACGAAGCAACCGGTCCTAACCTAACCATACCTAGCCTTACCTCCCCTGTAGCCCCCTCCGAGCCGAACGCCGAACCAAACCCGGCCGAGCCGAGCCAAGCCAAGCCGGTGTCGAGCCTTGCCGAGGCCGAAGCCCGGGCCCAAGCCGATCCGTTCGGCCTCGCCTGGGACTCGTACCCGAGCCACACCGGCAACCGGGACCAAGCCATGCGCCTGTGGCAGGCCATCACCGGCGGCGACCCCACAGTGCCGCACATCGAAGCCAGCCAACTGCTCGGCGCCGTCATCCGCTACGCCCAGACCGTGCGCCAGGACGGCGACCGGTTCACGCCATCGATGCGCAAATGGCTCGAAAACCGCCAATACACGCAATGGCTCCAAAACGAACCGCAACGCACCGAATGGGGCGGCATCACCCGCCAATGGCTCCAACAGCACGCCATCAGCCAAGTCCCCTCAGGGGCATGGACGGACAGCGTCGAACAAACGTTCTGGGCCCACGTCAAAGCAGGCGAGGACGCGACAACCGTCGTCCAACGGCTCGTAAACGAAATCAACGAAAGGAGGCCCCGATGAGCGACAATCCCACCGCCGCGACACTGCGCCTCGTGGAAGGCCGCGAAAACAACCGGTGCATCGTCTGCGACCGATACCTACGCGGCGGCGAATGGCCCGGCAGCAGCCACCACCACCGGAAACGCCGCAGCCAGACATACGGCGACCCCGAACGGCACAGCCCCTCGAACGTCATCGACGTGTGCGGCACAGACAACAGCACCGGATGCCACGGATGGATCCACCAACACCCCGAACAAGCCCGAGCATTGGGCTACCTGCTCAAAAGCTACGACCCCGAGCCAAGCCAAGTGCCCGTGTACAGCTGCCGGCGCGGCTGGATACTGCTCGACACCGACGGCCAATGGCATTCATGCCCGCCACCCGAAGACCTCCCCACCCACATCAACATCAAGAAAGGCAACGAATGAACGACACCACGACAACCCTCGCCATCGGCCACCGGACCATCCCCCTCGACCCGCCCCGCCCGCCAAGAAAACCCGACATGCTCCTCTGGGTCGACACCGAAACCACCGGCGTCGACCCCTACCAGTGCGAACTCCTGGAAGTCGGCATGCAAGTCACCGACATGACCGGCAAACACCCCCACGACAGCCTCCACCTGATCGTCCACCCCGACAACATACGCAACTGGGCCAACTACCCCGAACTCCTGAAAGCCTACGAAATGCACCTCGCCAACGGACTCATGCTCGCCAGCGCCGAAGCACCCAAGGACACCTACGACTACCAGCACACCGCATGGAACATCCACGAATTCCTCAACGACCAACTCAGCCAATACACACTCCACCCCGCCGGCACCAACGTGGACTTCGACCTACGCCAACTCGACGTCCACCTCAGCCGCCACCTCAACCACCCCATCGCCGAAGGACTCCACCACAGAAAACTCGACCTCACCACCCTGCGCCTCACCGACCAAGCCATCGGCCGCGACCCCTACCAGAACCACGCAGGCACCCACCGAGTCCAAGACTGCATCCACAGGGACATCAACGACTACACCGCCTACCTCGACATCATGCGAGCCGGACACCAAGGAACCCAATCATGAACACCGGCAAACGAATACCCGCAACCCTCACGGCGATCCTCGCCATCCTCGCGCTCGCTGCATGCGGAGAAACACCCAAAGGCGGCGGCCAGGGCACCGTGAACAACCCCGACCCCGGATACGTCCGCTGGTACGAACTGCCCGACGGCAGCGCGGCCGTCCGATGCTTCTACGCCTCCGGCGGAGCGTCATGCGACTGGGGACACATCGAACTCAAGGACAAGCAATGAGCACCCACACCACAACCCCCGCCCCGCAGACCATCGAACTCATCCGCCGCCTCCTGGAAGCAGCCCACCGACCCGAACCGGCCAACGATCCGACCATCTGCGCGATCTGCGGCGTACCGCTCACCGACACCACGTCATCCATCTGCCCCGACTGCCAGGAACTCGAAAAGGACTGGTAAGCATGCACGCCACCACATGGGCCAACGACCCCGTCAACTCACCAAACCACTACACACGCTCGCACCCGGGCATGGAGTGCATCGAACTGACCGCCGACACCAGCTTCTGCCTCGGCAACGCCATCAAATACCTCTGGCGCTACCACGGCAAGGGCCGGCCCGTCGAGGACCTCGAAAAAGCGCGATGGTACCTCTGCCGCGTCATCGACTACGACGAGAAGATCGCATGGACACGCCAACAACACGCCATCCTCGACACCCTCGCCAACGATCCCACCATCCCCGACGCCGAAGCGCACACATGGGCGAAACTCCGGCAAGGCTTCCCCGACTCGGCCCTCGCCTGCCTCGACCGCCTCATCGAACACGAAAGGAACCAACAATGACCAACCCCAACACCTACAACACGGCCTGCATGACCGGTGTCATCGACAACGTGGACTTCACGCTACGCGACGACTCCACCAGCGTGACCATGCTCATCCCACCCGACACACCCGTAGGCACCAGAACCATCATCATCCCCCAAGGCTTCACCCTCGCCGAACACCGGATCATCCGCGAAGCCATCGCCGACGCGCTCGCCGACCACGGGGAGGAACTATGAGCCCCGAAAAACCAGACGCTTTGCTGTGGATGGACGTGGAAACCACCGGATTAGATGCGAACAAGTGTTCGATACTGGAGATTGGGTTGCGCTGCACCACATTGGACGCGATGCGAGAGCACGCGCTCCTCGAAGCGGTCGTCCACATCAGCCGGGAGACCATGCTCTCCGCGCAACTGCCCGCCCTCGACCTGCATCTGAACAACGGGCTGCTCGCCCAATGCGAGACCAGCGACCCCACCCACTGCTCACCCGAGGCAATCGCACTGGAAACCGTGAGATTCGTCAAGGACATGAACGGCATGTACACGCTGCACCCCGCAGGCACGAACATCCAACGCTTCGACCTGCCCATGATCCTCAGATTCTGCGAACCCGTGGAACGCATCGACGACCTACTCTCCTACCGGGCACTCGACCTGACCACGCTGAGGCTCACCGCCAAGACGCTCGGCCGAGACCCCTACACACACAGGGAGAAACCCACGCACCGCGTCCACGACTGTTTGGACCGGGACATCAACGAATACCGGCACTACCTCACACTCATGACGCCACCGGCGCTCGCGGCAAAGGAGGACCGGTCATGAAGCCACGCTGCATCATCTGCCGCAAACCCGTGCCCGACCATCACACCCGCTGTGTCAAACACTGGCTTGACGAGCAAGACCAATGGATGGAGGACGACCAACCAGCCCGCGAACATTGCACACCACGAAGGAGCCCACTATGAGCTGCACGGCACGAATCTGGACGCAAGACCAACTCGAACAGGCGCTCGCGAGCGCCTGCGTGCTGGAGGGCGTGAGCATCCTGCACCGTTTCCAGCAAGCGGATAAGGACCGCCGCAACCTCAAGGCAGTGGCCAAAACCATGTACGAGACCAGCGGAGAACCCACCATCGTGGAGGACGACGATGAGTGACCTCACCCAACAGGCATTGACGGCGCTCGCCGACGCGGGACTGGGCAACGAGTCAGCCGCCGAAGCGTTCGTCGTCGGCTACCAGGCCGGCTGGGACAAGGCGCTCAACCTGGCCATCAGCATCGAAAACGAACTCAACTCGGACGAGCCCACGGACGAGGAGATCGAGACCTGCGCTCGAGGGTTCTTCGAGGACACACCCGGCCCCACCAACTGGGACGCCGTCAGCGAAGTCTCCAAACAGGCATGGCTGCACGCGGCCAAAAAGGCGCTCGCAGCTGTCAACGCCATGAAAACGAAGGAACAACAATGAACGAGAACACAACCCTCACCGACATCATCGACGCGGCGCTCGCCGCCGGATGCCAGATCAGCGTGACCATCACTCCCAAAGACTTCTACAACGAATCACAGGAGCCGGAGGAATGAACGTGAGCGAAAGCATCGACTGGCGGCATTCCACGCCGGGAGAGCTTGACCTGCACCGGTTCATCGGACTCACGAGGAGAGGCCAAACACTGGACGGCTATCTCTCCTGCTTCATGCAGAACGGCTGGTGGACACTCACCGACGCCGACAATCTCGCCACCGTCATCAAACCGGACGCCAACGGAAACCCCACACTCAACACCGAACTCTTCCGCTCCATCAACGTACTCAAGGAAATACGACCATGAAAAAAACTACATTAGTCCACCACAGAACTACATTAATCACCACCGGTTTTTATAGCGCGCTCGCCGGAGGCACCCGATGAGGCGCGAAAGCTGGTCGGTGGAATCCACCATCGGACTCCTGTTCACCATCATCATCGCGATACTGGCACTCGCCATCGTATCCGCCATCGGCCTGGCCGCGTACGCCGCGATGGACACCGGCCCCAGCCAGCGCATCGTGCAGCAGGTGGAGACCACGGGCGACGTTCGCCGCCTATGCATCGAGGCTCGAACCGGCGAGCGCGTCGATGCCATGTCATGCGACTTGATTGATCCGCATACGGGAGGTGTTGCGAAGTGACGAGTCAGGCGATACGCGACAAGGTGCTCGCATGGCACGGGCGCGGCTACGGCGCGACGGATACGGCCCGTCAATTGGGTCTGCCGTTGGAGGAGGTGCGCGCGATCATCCGCGAGGGCGACGGTCGGCCGAAACCGCCATGCAAGGTCGAGTTCATCGAACCGCCGCTGTTCGAGGAATGAACTGAAATACCAGATAAAAACGAAACCCTCCACACGAGGCGGAGGGTATGTCAGCAAACAACCAGTTTAGCCGATGTGGAGGGGTTTCGTGAACTGCCAGAACTGCAACACCATAATCGAAAACGGGTACGCGCTGTGCACGGCGTGCGAGCTGCGCTTCGCCGGCACGCTCCTGCGACTCGCGCGCGACGTCACGCCGTTGCACGACTCGCTGGACGCGACCCTGCATCCGGGCGGGCACGCGCCCGTCAGGATCCAGACGGCCACTCCCCCGACTCCTATCAGGCTTGACGTGCTCGACCTGCTGGACATGCTCGATGCGACGGCGCGCGAACTGTGGCGTTGCTTGGATGTCATCGATGCCTTGGATTGGCACAAGGATCCACGCATGGAGGACCTCGAGGCCACGCTTATCGACTGTGCGGGCCATCCCAGGCTCGCCACGTTCGCGGATGCCGGCTTCTACATGGCGACCATCAACGGCATCGCCCGGAAAATCGACCTCACGTTGGATCCGCCAGAGCAGCGACGCGAGATCGGCACGTGCGAGCTGTGCGCCACGATGCTCACCGCAGGCGCGGCAGACCAGTGGGTTACCTGTCCCGTGTGCGGACGGGAACAGCGAGCGCAGACGGTCAAACTGCGTAGGCTCAAGACGTTGTGTTGGGATGATTCCAGGCGAGGGTCGGCGGCTGAGATAGCCAAGGCGTTCACGGATGCAGGGATACCGGTGCGTAGGGGTACGCTCAACGTGTGGGTCAACCGAGGCAAGCTGCCCTCCAGCCCTCAGGGCCTCGCCTATTGCGACGTGTACCGACTCGTGATCGGCGGAGCGGCTTGACAAAATTGTCACTGTAACCGATGATTGCAGTGGCAGAAGTGTCGAAAAACCCAGCTCACGTGGCTGGGTTTTCGCGTATCTGACCGCATTGCATGGGGCGAGAGTACTCCGCCGGCACGTCCAAAGCGCCGGTGATGTTCGCCCCGCCACTCTTTTCATTTGATTGTGAGGCGATGACGCCATGACAATGCCGGGCATGCCGACCATCAGCCTGCGGATCACGTGCAAGGGGAACACCCTCGGCGACATCGACGCCCTGCCCGTGCCCGTGAGCGTCACCCCGGCCGGCCATCTCGTGGTCGACCCCCTCGAACCCGTCATGCGCCGGGCCGTGCAGGCGTTCGTGGACGCCTGGCAGCGGTCGTGCGACAAGGCCGGGTTATGAGCGGCCGCCGGGGCAACACCCGTCATGCCAATGGCTGGCGACGCCAGCAGGTCGTGGCCCGCGTGCTGGCGGCCTACGACACGTGCCACCTGTGCGGCCGGCCCGTGGACAAATCATTGCCGCCGGGATTGCCGGGCTCGCCCGAGGTGGACGAGATCATCCCGGTCAGCAAGGGCGGCTCGCCCTACCTGTTCAGCAACTGCCGGCTCGCGCACCGCTGGTGCAACCGCGTCCGCTCCAACCACAGCGTCGAATGGGCGCGCGAACACATCAAACAAACATTCGAACAGGGGCACACGGCCGACCTGAAGGCCACCTCGATGCCGTTGGCGACGAGCGGCGACTGGTGACGTGGGGAGGAGACCCGTCCGCCCCGGTCGAAGCCCCCTCGGGCGCAGGGCCGATATCTCCCCGGCATGTCAAAACGTAACGCCTTGGCCGGCCGTTACGTTATCCCGTTACGTTTTTTGGAGGTGAGTGCGGTGATCTGCGAGGAATGCGGCCAGCCGTTCACCCCGTCCGGCCGTGGAAAGAAAGCGAAATACTGTTCGGCCAAATGCAAGCAGCGCGCCTACCGCAGGGCCAAGCGCATGAGCCGCGTCACCACGCCTCCCGCCCCGGCCGGGGACGTGGAACATGAGCCAGAGGCGATGGACGCCCTCACCGCCGCCGATTTCGAGGCGATGATGAACGACGGGCCCGAGGACTACGTGAGCGTGCTCAAACGCACGCAGGCCCGGCTCAAGGAAGCCATGTTCAGCGCCGGCACCCCGCCGGGCAGCCTGACCGGCATCAGCAAGCAGCTGCTCGCCCTGACCCGCGAAATCGAACGGCTCGAAGGCAACCCCGCACAAGGCATGACGACGCAAGAAGATCCGGAGGACGACGACGATGACGGAGAGTTCCGACCCGAAGCTATCTGAGGTCGCACGCCACATCGTCATGCCCTCCGGCATCGTCACCAGCATGTTCCCCAAGGTCAACAAGCGCGCCAAAGCATGCGGCATCCGCTACGACCGCTGGCAGCAGGGACTGCTGACGCTCATCCTCGGCCGAAGAGCAGACGGCACGTTCGCCGCCTCCGTCGGCGGCGTGGTGTTGAGCATCTGCCGCCAGACCGGCAAGACCTTCACCGTCTCCAGCCTCGTGGTCATCCTGTGCACGCTCATCCCGAACCTGACCGTCATCTGGACCGCGCACCACAACCGCACCAACAGCAACACGTTCGACCACGTGCGCACCCTGGTACGCAACCCCGCGCTCATCGGATACCTCGACCACTCCGGCCGCACCGACGGCGTGCGCGGCGGCAACGGCATGCAGGAAATCACCTTCGCCAACGGCAGCAAGATACTGTTCGGCGCACGAGCCCAGGGCTTCGCCCGAGGCAACGACGCCGTAGACATCATCGTGTTCGACGAAGCACAGATCCTGACCGAACAGGCCATCAGCGACATGGTGCCCGCCACCAACACCAGCCCCAACGCGCTCGTCCTCTACATCGGCACCCCACCGCGCCCCGCCGACCCCGGCGAAGCGTTCACGGAACGCCGCCGCCAGGCGCTCGCCGGCGAGGACGACATGCTCTACGTGGAATTCTCCGCCGACCGCGACGCCGACAGCGACGACCGCGCCCAATGGAGGAAAGCCAACCCGAGCTTCCCGCGCCGCACCAGCGAAACCAGCATGCTGCGCATGCAACGCCAGCTCGGCAAGGACAGCTTCCGCCGCGAGGCACTGGGCATCTGGGACGAAACCGCCACCAATCGGGCCATCAACCCCGAACAATGGACGAAAGCCGCCACCGGCACACCCAACATCAAAGGACTGATCGGATACGCGCTCGACATGAAACCCGACCGCAGCTCGCTGGCCATCGGCGGAGCCGTCAACCACAGGGACGGCACCGCGCACATCGAACTGCGCCGCTTCGAGTCCACCCAATCCAAAGGCACCCAATGGGCGGTCGACTACATCACGGAGCACTGGCCGCGCACAGCAAGCGTGGTCATCGACTCGCAATCACCCGCCAACGCGCTCATCACCGAACTCAAGGCACGCCACGTCAAGGTCATCACCACCAACGCCGGCGACATGGGCCGCGCCTGCGGCAAATTCCTCGACATGCTCAGAGACGGCAAACTCACCCACCTGCCGGACGACAAAGCACCGGCGCTCGCCACGGCCGTGGCCAACGCCACCACACGCAGCATCGGCAAATCCGGCGCCGTCGGATGGAACCCGATGGGCAGCGACATCGACATAAGCCCGCTCGTGGCATGCACGCTCGCCCTCTACGGCACCACCATAACCAAACGAGACCCGGACCGAGTACAGGAGGTCATGATCGGATGAGCGAACAATCCATCAGCTTCGGCAACCCCTACCTGTCCACCGGCTCCTCGTCCGTGACACACATCGCCAACGTGCCCGACAACGACATGACGGACATCATCCGCCTACTGGAACTCTGGCGCAACAAATACCCGCGCAACCTGCTACGCTCCGCGTTCTACGACGCCAAGCAACGATTCAACAACCTCGGCATCAGCATCCCGAACATCGTCGCCCAGAAAGCCGGCGTCGTGGTCGGCTGGCCACAGAAAAGCGTGCGCGCGCTCGCCGACAAGAGCGTGTTCGAGGGATTCGAGACCGCCGCCGGGGCCGACAACCACGGCATCGACGAGATCATGCGCATGAACGAGCTCGAAACCGACATGAGCGAGGCCGTCATCAGCTGCTACAAGCACTCCTGCAGCTTCCTGACCATCGACTACGACCCGGACGACAACGAGCGCATCCTCATCACCCCGCGCTCGGCCGACTGGTCCGCCGCACTATGGGACAACGAACGCCGACGCATCAAAGCCGCGCTGACCATCACCGACAGCGACAAATGGGGCAACATCACCGCGTTCAACGCATGGCTGCCCGGCCGCAACTACGCCTGCATGAAAACCGGATACGGGTGGGACGCGGAACCCCAATACAACCGGCTCGACCGCGTGGCCGTGGTGCCCATCGTCTACGACAAGCAGATGGACCGGCCCTTCGGCCGCTCACGCATCAACCGGGCCCTGATGAACCTGACCGACATGGCCATGCGCACCATGGTCCGCATGGAAGCGTCCGCCGAATTCTACTCGGTGCCCAAAATATGGTTCCTCGGCCTGAGCCGCGAATCCTTCCAACAGGACACGTGGAACGCGCTCGTCAGCAGCATCAACGCGGTCAGCCGCGACATCAACGGCGACATCCCCGAACTCAAACAGGTCTCCCAGGCATCGATGCAACCCCACGGCGACATGCTCGAAACCATCGCCATGCTCGCCTCGGCCGAAACCGACATCCCGCCCGAACAACTCGGCATACGACTGGCCAACCCCACCAGCGCCGAAGCGCTCGCCGCCGCCGAGAACCAGCTGACGCGCACCGCGAACCGGCAGAACCGCATGTTCTCCCGCCAGCTCCTCAACGCCATGGGCATGGCCGTGCAATTGCGCGACAACAGCCCGCAGCCGCCCGACCTGACCGGCATCCGCCCCCTGTGGGCGCCGACCCGCGAGGTGAGCGACGCCGCGAGAGCCGACTACTACACGAAGGTCGCCGGCGTGAACGGCGACTGGGCGGATTCCGACGTGGGACTGGCCAAGCTCGGACTCACGGCCGGCGAGCTCCAATCGTTCCGCGCCTACCAGCAGCGGATGAAGGCGCAACGGAACATCGAGCAGCTCAGACAGCAGCGGATGAATCCGCAGGACACGGAGGCGGCTGATGGCAGCGAATCCGAAGGCCCCGCCGGAACTGCAGCCGCTGCTGGACAAGGCGTACAGGGACTACCAGACCGACCTTGACAACCTCAGGGAGGGCGCGGCCGACGTCATCGAGAACATGGTCGAACGCGACCCCCTGAACGTCAAGGACGCGATCCGCGACTTCTCCCGCGACGCCTCCCAGCTGGCGAACGAATACTACGACACCGTGCGCGGCCTGTGGGGCGAATACGCGGGCGTCCGGCTCGACGACTTCGACCACACGCGGCTCATCGACCCCGACCGCGCCCTCTGGCAGGTGCAGGGCGGCTTCAACAACACCGACTACAACGGCCTGACCTACACGCAGGTCAAGAACGGGCAGTCACGCGCAGGAGCCACAATCGACGACCTGTGGCCCGATCTGGGCAACCCGGATGACGCGATGCAATTCGTCGCCGACATGATCAACGCCTCCGCACGCCTGACCACCCAACGCAACATGCGCATCGACCCGTCGAAACCACGATGGGCCAGAGTGCCGCGCGGAGCAAGGACATGCGCGTTCTGCACCATGCTCGCATCACGGGGCTTCACCTACCTGAGCGAGGACTCGGCAGGTCTGGAGATGCAATACCACCGGGACTGCGACTGCCAGATCGTCCCCAGCTGGGGCCGCCAGACACTCGCCGGATACAACCCCGAACGGCTCACCGCCATGTGGCAGGAAGCCAGCAAGGGAGGCGGCGACTACCGGGAGAAGCTCAAGCGCATGCGCCGGGACAATCCCATGGCGTTCACGGACGGCGTCTACCCGACGCCGACCATGCCGTGGGAGCAGTCCGTCAGACTCCTGTCAATGAAGGGAGAGCCAAAAGGCACTGCGGAATCCTGGTACCGGCGCCAGCTCGCCGTCGGCGTCGACCCGAGCAGGGAAATCCTCGAACGGCACGAGATCGTGTTCCTCGAGAAGTTCCAGAAGCTGGGCGAGGAATACGAGTGGATACCGAAAAGCCATGATGGCAAGCCCAGCAACGACTTCCACTGGCTGAGCCACGAATGCGACGCCGAACTGAAATCACCGGCAGGCCTGAAATACAGGAACGTGGCCCAACGCATCAACGACGCCGTCGTCGGCGGCGCCGAACAGGGCGTTGTCAAGGACGTGTTCGTACTGGACTTCGGAAGCACGAAACTGCCCGACAAGTTCGTCAACCAACTGTCGCTGTACAACGCCCGTCATGAATCCCACATCAAAGAGCTGTGGGTGTTCGACTCGGAAGGATTCCACCAAATCGTATTGAAATAGAAGAACGGGGATAACCCCCCGGATTATGTGCCGGTCTCAAGAGCCGGTTACGTGGGATCCCCGTTACCTTGATTCTACCATACGGCGGGTTGCCAGAGAGGCCGATCGGGGCCGACTGTAAATCGGCTGCATCACGCCACGCAGGTTCGAATCCTGCACCCGCCACTCCACACCACCCGCACGGGTGGTTTTTATGCCCGGAACGGGCCCCATCAACCACAAAGGAGAACCATCATGCACGACATGCCGCACTGGCACCGATTCCGCAACAACCTTCGTCTCATCGATTCCGGCGCGGACGAAGGCGGCTCCGGCGACCCCGCAACGGGAAACCCGGCCGGCACCGGCGAGGACATCGACTGGAAGGCGAAGTTCGAGGAGCAGCGCGCCCACTCGCGCAAGTGGGAGCAGCGCGCCAAGGACAACAGCAAGGCCGCCGAGGAACTGCAACAGTTCAAGGACTCGCAGCTGTCCGAAGCCGAGAAGGCCGCCAAGCGCATCAAGGAACTCGAAGCCGCCAACGCCGCCTACGAGGCGGAGAAACAACGAAACGAGTGGAAGGCGCAGGTCTCCAAGGAGACCGGCGTGCCCGCCTCGCTGCTGCACGGCGACACGCTCGAGGCCATGACCGCGAACGCGAAGGCCATCGACCAGTACGCGCACCCCAAGCCCAAGGGCATGCCCAACCAGGGCAAGACCCCCGACGGCAAGGCCGCAGGAGCCGACGAACGCGCATGGGCCGACGACCTGTTCTCCAACCTCTAAACGCAATCATCCCCCAGAAAGGAACAACATCATGGCAATGGACACCAGCAAACTCCACCTGCCCAAGACCGTCGCCACGGCCGTCGTCAACAAAGTCAAGGAGACATCGACCATCGCGGCCCTGTCCCCGAGCAGCCCGCAGATCTTCACCGACAAGGAATACATGATCTTCAACGGCGCCGCCGAGGCCGACGTGACCGCCGAAGGCCAGACCAAGAGCTCCTACGAGCAAGACCTGAACTACGTGAGCGGCAAGACGTTCAAGGTGCAGACCACCACCCGCGTCACCAGCGAGCTCAAATGGGCCGACGAGGACAACCGCTTCCAGATCATCCAGTCCATCCAGGCCGACCAGGCCGAGGCCATCGGCCGCGCCCTCGACTACGTCGTCTACCACGCCATCAACCCCAAGACCGGCGGACCGCTCACCGGATTCGACGCGCTCACGGCCCGCGCCATGCAGGTCACCGCCGGAGACGACGACATCACCAACGTCGACAACCTGGCCGACCAGCTCAACGAGACCTACGACATCAACGGCATCGCCATCAGCCGCACGTGGGCCTCCCGCCTGCGCAAGATCCGCGTACCCGCCACCGGCATGCGCTACTACCCGGAGATCCCGCTCAACCTGCAGGTCGGCACCCTCGACGGCATCAAGGCCGCCACCAGCGCCACCGTCAACGGGGCCAAGGCCAAGACGCCCACCCACGTGCTCGCCATCATGGGCGATTTCAGCCTCATCAAATGGGGCATGGTGCGCGACATCACGTCCGAGATCATCCCCTACGGCGACCCCGACCAGACCGGCGTGGACCTCAAGGCCCACAACCAGATCGCCTACCGCACCGAGGCCATGTTCTCCTACGCGGTCGTCGACCCCAAGGCGTTCGCCGTGCTCAAGACCTCCACGGAAGAAGGTGCCTGATGGGCGCGTTCACCCAGGACTTCATCGTCCAGAAGACGAACAGGAAGAAGCACAAGCCGGCCGCCATGGACGTGCCGGCACGCCTGTGGAACCCGGATGGCACCCCGTTCGCTGGCGGCTCATCAACGCCTGCGGACGGCAGTGTGACGAACGCGATGCTGGCGGGCGGCATCACGGCCGACAAGCTCGCCGCGGGCGTGATCCCGACCGTCCCGAAGGCCGCGTATGTGGCCGACCCGGCCGGCGATACGCCGACGAAGGCCGAATACGTGGCCTTGCGCGACGCTCTCGTCACGGCGGGTCTCATGCGCCCAAAAGCGTGACCACCGTCGACGGGGACATCACGCCCGTGCTCACCAGAATCGGATAAAGGAGGACCATATGGACCCGTCCGTTTCGTTCGCCACGCATTCCAACCTGGAAGACCGGTGGCACAAGCTGCTTCCGGAGGAGCGGGCGCAGGCGGACATCCTGCTCGCGGACGCGAGCGAGATCATCCGCAACCGCGTCCGCCCCTACCCCGAGACACATGACCCGGCGTGGTGGCTCGCGCATGAGCGCGGGCTCGAGCTCGTGTGCTGCCAGATGGTGCGCACGGCCATGGAGGCGCAGGTATCCGGTGGGCAGACCGGCGTCACCCAATCCACGGAGACGACCGGCCCGTTCTCCAGCACCTACTCGTGGCTGAGCCCCGACGGGCATCTGAGGTTCACGGACGACATGCTGCGCAACCTCGGATTGTCCGGCCAACGCATGTGGTCGATAGACATGGCGGAAGGATCGCATCATGGAGCGTGTTGACGTGTACCGGGGCGCGGCCGAGGTGGATGCAGATGGGAACCCGGTGCAGGGAGAGATGCGGCATGTGGCCTCGCTGATGGGTTTCGCGGAGCCGGTGGAGACTTCGCAGTCCCCGGGCGCGGACTCGCAGGGCGTGGCCCGCCGCTACACCCTGTACTTCCGTGGTCCCGAGCCCACGGGCATCCTTGATACGGATTGCCTCGTGGTGCGCGGCAAGCCGTTGATGGTTGACGGGCCGCCGCTCGAATGGTGGAGGCACGGGCGTCATATCGGCGACGTGGTCAACGCGTTCGTCAGGGAAGGATGAATCATGGCCAAGAAAGTCAGGGTCGTATTGAACCGGAAGGCTTTCGGCACGGAGGCGCTGCACAAGGCCGTCAAGCCGGTCATGGACGACGTGCAGGAGCAGGTGGAGGGCATGGCGGCGGTGGATCCGGCGATCAAGGTGTACCGCAACGAGGACACTGACCGCACCAACGTGGTCGCCACCGCTCCGGCCGCGTTCGAACAGGCCCACGGAGTGCTGAGCCAGATGCTGGGCATGGTGGTCGTATGAGCGTCATCCGGCCACCCGTCCGCCCGAACCGGGTGGAACCCGTGCTGCTCGAACGTCTGCGCGACCGGTTTCCCGACGTGCGGTTCGGCACCGTCCGCAACCGGGGCAATCCGCCCAGGGAATGCGTGCTGCTCGCCGTGCCGGGCCGGAAGGCCACGCCCGTCAGCCAGCAGACGCGTTTGCGCGTCTCCGTGTGGGTGCGCCGCGACGACGGGACCGGCGACATCGACGCCGCGCAGAACCTCGCCGCCGACATCGAACTGTATCTGACCGGCCTGTATCCGCCACGGCCGGTCGTCACCATCGACCACGAGTCGGGGCCGATCCGCATGAGCGACGAGAACGGCTGCCTCATGGCGTACCTCACGCTCCTGCTCACCGTCGAAACCAACCAAGCATAATCATCGAAAGGCGTATGGCAAATGGCCACAGACACTTCGTACATCACCAGCGGCAACCGCGCCGACCTGGTCAAACTCATCAAGGACTACGCGCTCTTCCTGTGGAAGCTCGACGATCCGAACATCCCCGCGATGCCGGACTCCGAGAACTGGACGCCGCCGGAGGGCAAGAAGCCGGTCGGCTACAACTCGGAGGACGGCGCGGTACTGCACCCCGAGCCGGGCGACGAGACCGAGATCAAGGGCCACAACGGCGACATCGTGGTCTCCGAACAGGAGCCCGGCTACTGGACCCTGCAGATACCCGGCATCGAATGCCGTCAGGACATCGCCGAAGCCTACTTCGGCGTCAAGGCCGACGACGACGGCAACTTCCATGTCAGGGACGCGGCCACGAACATCGAATACATGGCCGTGCTCGCATGCCTCGACCAGTACGGCAACCCGATCGTGCTGCCCATCGGCAAATGCAAGGTCTCCGACCGCGACGACATGACCCTCGTATCCACGGAGGTCGTGACCTTCACCGTCACGTTCAAGATGTTCAAGGCCTCGGACGGCTACATGTTCCACGTCTATGGTCTGCTCGCGGCCGAGAAGGCCGGACTGGCCACCAAGGTCGACTCGCTGGCCGCCACCCCGAACACGCTGACCGTCGCCGCCGGCCGCACCGAGACGTT